TCGCTCTCAGCATGGCGAACAAGAATCGTAAAAAGAAATCATCTAGCTACTACTAGGAGCAACCATGCCCAATCCTGAAGATGATCCAGTTAGAAAAGCTAAAGTTAGAAAAGCTACTGCTGTGGCTATGGCACCTTACGAGTCAGCGCCGACAATGCAAGATGAAAAGGCCAGAAGGAATGCAGAACTCGAAAAGGATTTGGAAAAGGCGGCATCCGGTGGGGAGGAGGCTGTACGACATTTTTTGAAAGTTGTTCAAGGCATGCAAAAGATAGAACAAGCTGAAAACCAAGGCGGCAAAAAAACTTCCAATGTCGATGATGCAAAATCACAAAATGATCCATTGGATGAATTGATTAAAAAAGCAGAAGATGTTTTATTAGACATGCCTTCTGATCCAAAATTTATGTACTAAAATTACTACTAGGAGCAACCATGCCCAATCCTGATTTAATGAAAGACCTTGAAGCCGACCTTGAAAACGCACTCCAAGCCAAGGACGCTCAGAAGTTGATGGACTACATCAACAAGGTTCGTAACGAACAAAAGAAGTATGACTCGGACACGAAGATGATGATGGAAGCCGATGACGGTATGGGCGAGTCTGAAGCCAACAGAGCCAAGGCTAGAGCCATGGACCCTGCTATGCTGGATTCATTGATTGACAAAGCAGAAGACGCTCTTATGGATTTACCAAGCGAATAGGATGTAAAATGAAGCCTAGCCAAAAAAAATTGACACCTGAGGAAAGACAACAACTGATTGACATGTCAGCAGGTCTTGAAAAGGCAAGAGCCGAAGTTGGCATGGAAGCCGCAAAGCCTTTTAAAGGAATGGATGAAAAAGGTATTCGGTCTTTATTAGAGAGTCTACGTTCAAGCCAAGCAGATGTTGCATCTGCTGAAGCAAAAAAATTGACAGCAGAGCAAAGAGAAGCCATGCAAAAAAAGATTGAAGAACTAAAAAAGGCTGGAGAAGATGCTCTTTTGGATTTACCAAGCAACTAATTAGTCGGCGGCCATTCCATCTTGTTTCTGATTGCCCATCTGTAAGCGGTACACCAAACCTTACGGCACGATTCACTGAAGTCGTATGCTATCTGGTTCCAGGTGTTACCGTCCATCTTGCTCTGGTAGTACAGAAACCCCTTCGTGAGCGTAGGCACGGGCCAAGGCAAGTTCATATCCTGTGCGTACCTCTTGGCCAGACGACGAGCCCACTCTCGGCTGATACCATTCTTTTTCCCAATCACCGTCCATGTACATCGGGTGCGCTGACGCATGTCGTAGCATCTCTTTGAAAGATCGGTTTCGGGGTTTAGCCACGAAGGGACGCAAGTTTTTTCGGATCTTAAATTCATCGTCTCTCAAGTCGAGAAGCAGTTGTCTGAACTTTAATAGCCTAGCATCATCGAAGTTGCATTTTTTTCCTATAAGGGTTGCGATACATTCACATGCCTCGCTGTTAGGCAAGAACTGGCCATCCAACCATTTTTGTACCGTGCTCGCACTGTAGCCAAGCTTTCGTGCAAATTCCTTGTGCTGCATGTTTATGTCTTCTAATATTTTTCTAAGTAACCATCCAATCATGTTGTCTCCTTACCATGGTAGGTAGTATCTTTCGTCGTAGGTTCTAATGTTGTTGCCAATCCAACGCATAACCGGTACGGCCATGCTGTTGCCCAGCGCTTTGTATCTGTGCCCATCCGGACATTGCTCTTCGGTTTTGCCACGCCACTTTATCCGGGTAAAGTTATCAGGGAAGCCCTGTAGGCGCTCACACTCCACTGGTGTTAGACGCCGTATTCTTCCCTCTGTTACCACTATGTGCTGTTCGGGTCGCTTGTAGTCCGTGGCAGACAAGGTACCGTAAGCTTCGGTGTAACTTGCAAACCCACTTTGCGTGAAGCACCGTTCCAACACTTTGGGTCCACTACCGTTCGTGATTCCAGTTGCGGTTGTCATGGTTGGTGCCACGTCACTTAAGAGTCCGTTGTACACATCGCAGTAAGTACCCGCTTCATCAGCGGCGGTAACTTTTTTTGTCTGGTGTCCGCTCTTCGTATAATCCCTGCTGCGGCCTTCGGGGTCAAAAAGTACTTTTGCGGCACACTGCCCATCGGCTCCAAGATACCCGACGAGAAAGACTCTGCGTCTTCGTTGGGGTACTCCGAAGTGTTGAGCGTCGAGTACTCTCCAGCAGAGATGGTACCCGATGTTAGCCATCTCCCTAAGTAGGGTGCCAAAAGAAACCCCTCCGTCGTTTGACAATACCCCTGGTACATTTTCCCAGATGAACCAGGTCGGGCGTACTGTTTCAACCACTCGAACGTACTCAAGCATAAGTCTTCCCCGAGGATCAGCGAGTCCTTCTCCTTTACCTCCGGTACTAAATGACTGGCAGGGAGAGCCTCCCACAATGACATCTGCGTCCATTTCATTTAACTGCTCCTTGGTAATTTTTGTTATGTCACCGTAATTGGTGACGTGAGGGTATCTTTGCTTCAATACTTCACAGGGGAACGGGTCAATCTCTGAGACACCAACACACTCCCAATCAAAATCATGCCACGCCGTTGTTGCTGCTTCTATGCCGCTGAACAAACTTAGATAACGCATCGCACGGACTCCTTAACAAGTACTTTGAGTTTCAAAAAGTTCTGCACCATCTCGATGTGTTTGCAATGGTGCTTCCTGCCCTTTACATACCGTGGGCAAGTACACGACCATCCTTGAATACCCATGCGCCACATGTGGTGGCTTACTTTGTCAAACTTGACAACGTAGGTTGCAGACTTTCCTTTGACTTCGAATCTCATTTTATCTGTTCAAAATACTTTGTTTAAACTCTCGAACGCTTCTGTTGACCGATGACCTGTCTTTACGATGACTGGTTCTCATCAGTTGCTTTGACATGAAGTGGTTACCGGCTCTAAAAGCCTCGTATGGCAGTTCTCTCTGGGTTCTGTCCGTTACCCAATAGTTGATAACCCTTTCACTTCGCTTTACCTTTTCAAGCCACTCATCGTGATTTGTGAGCGTGTTGCCTTCGTGGTTCACTCCCACGTTCTTCACTCTCTGCGCTCCGGCTGGGCACATGCATGCGACGTAGGCTTGCTGCATTTTGTACTCTCCACCGTCAGATTGCCACAGAACAGAGGTGTACCGTTGACCATTTTCACAATCAGGACAATCGCTTGAACTGTTCGCTTGCTTTTGCTTTTTAACGTTGATGGTTTCGAAGACGTATTTTTTAATGACACCAAACGGCGGTGGAAATGACTCGGTGTACTCAATAATAAACTGGTTTATGGCTTTCCTCAACTCGTTGTTGGACAACATCTTGAACGCTTCGTAGTAAGTCGGGAACTGGGTTTCATTAAACGCCGCCTTACGTCTCCAGTTCGTAGCCACCATGTGAATGCAGTACTCGATGACGTCATCGGTTGGTGGCGCAACGTCGTCCCTCTTGTCCAGTAACCAGGCGGCTTCTTCATCGTACTTGTCTCGTTCTTGCTGTGATAACGCAGAGCGCCTCAAGTCCGGTATCTTTTCCAATCGTGTCTCTATTTCTTCTAAGGTCGGGTCCATGTTGTCTCCTAAAATTTGCGACGGGTTGTTTTGATTTTGGGCTCAGGTGGCAATGCAGGTACCTTTGCTGGTGCAAGACTCAAGTCACCTTCTTTCCATGCTCTGGCATGTTCTTCGTTTCTGGGTATGTTTTTTGTGTTCAACAAGTTGATCAGGTCCATAAAGTTTTGTTCACGCCAAAACTCAACGTGTGGTGCAGAGTCCGGAGCTTCGTTAGCGTACTCTATGATGTTGCAGCATTGCTGAACGCTGTATGCTTTCAAAGCCGCTTTGATTACCCTGACTTGGTCCTTGCGTATCTTCCTAGTTCGTGGGTTGTACTTGAACCAGAAGTCCCATACTTCACAGACGGATTTGGTCATCCAAGATTCCTGTAAGCCCTCGCCTAACGGGCGAGTAAATTCTTTCTTTTGTTTTTCTTTCTTTTTAATTACTTTATCGCGCGTGGGGGCTGGTTCTTGGTCGAACAGTGGTACGTCTTCGGTTGAGATGTCGTCGGTATTCGGGTTTGGAACTCGCTTCTTGTGGCTGGTTTTTGGTTGAATCATGGTCGGGTTCTGGTTGTATTTTGGTCGGCACATGTTCTCCTCCCACTCAATCCAGAATATATCCAACCGGTTCAACAGTTGCCTTGACTTGTGTCTGGACCATCCCATTCTGTTGGCGATCTTACGCTCGGTAAGTTTTACGCCGTCCAACTTCAACTTCCACACGTACAAAAATCCTGCCGCGTCACATGCTGGCCTTTTTTTGCTGAAGTCCTGCATTTCAATCTCGGCAACAATGTCTCTTGGACATGGTATCCAACTACGCATCTTTTACCTCAATGAATATGTGGGGCTCTTCGTTCAGCGCTGCAAACCATTTCTCAACCACGGTACGGCAAACCAGGTTGTCGTCTTCTAAGATCTCGCACTCTACTAGGCTGTCAAGGCATGCTTTCAGAACGTTGTCTATGTCAGGTTTGGTAATTTTAAGTGCCCTCTCTGGACGCTTCTTTGGCGTGGATGACAGTCGCTTGAATACAGCGATGACCTTTACTTCCACAGGACCAGTAAATCTGTGCCCATCCCATTCGGTAAACAGCCAAGCCACGACGGATGATTTCCAATCAGTGTACTTCTTTGGCATGAATGCATGACCACGTTTGGTTACCCTTGGGCGAGGACACGCCATCGGTTGTTCTGGTATGTAGAACTGTATCATGATGTTTTGGCTTCCTCGTTCACGTTGAACAATACTTCTTGCCAACTGCTTTCGGGTACTTTGTTGCTAGACATGTATGCAATCACTTTGCGTACAGCCTTAGGTGGGACGCACGGTACTTTTGAATGCACCATGTATGGCCACAGACCTTGATGGGTTTTTCGCAACTTGTATCCTTCAACATTGATACCGTACAAGTTCATTTCCTTAAGAACCTTCTTGACGGTTTGCACTGTTGGCTTTTTTTCTTTTGGGTATTCGGTAAATTCCAAGGCCCACTCGGTAAACAGTTTATGGCCTTTTGTTATTTTTCCTGTTGTTGGCATGATCACTCCTTGTGTGTTCTTTACGACAGTAACAAATCCTTTACGGGCTGTCAAATAAAAGTTTATACTTGACGGGGGTTTCCTAGTACAATATGTAAAATAAGATCATAAAGAAGGAGTTTGTATGATTTCAATAGAAGAACTAACCGAGCGGGGTTTCACCGCTCATCTAAGAGGAAATAAAAAGACACCGTTTATTTTGTACACGGGATTAATAATCTTGGCACATGAAAAGGGGCTCCAACGCATCGAGACAGAAATGGTTTTGTGCGATTGGGATGCTGGTCGTTTTGTTTTTAAGGCCACTGTCGTTGGTAAAGACGGTGAAACGTTTGTTGAATATGGAGACGCAACAACAAAGAACGTTGGTAAAAACATAGTGCCTCATGCCATGCGCATGGCGTCAACCCGTGCTAAGGCCAGAGCATTACGTGATTTTACAGGATTGGGACTTTGCACCAAAGAAGAGCTTGAAGCCGATGAGTCAGAGTGGGAAGATAAACCCACAGGTCACCAGGCACAGCCACAACCAAAAGCAAAAAAAGCACAGAATAAAAAGGCACCTGCCAAACCGGCTCAGGAAAAAGCACCGCCTAAGAAGATTGAAGCCAAGCAATCTAATAAAACTGTTCTTGAAAGAATTTTGCATTGTCAACGGACTCAAGGAACATCAGATTGGGAAGATAAATTCTTGACTGATGTTAATGACAGAATCCAAAGATGGAATAATACTTTGACCAACAGTCAACTTAATACTCTTAAGAAGATAGAAACTAAATTATCTAAAATGCAAAACTAGTTTGACTTTTAGTTTTTTTAGCATTACTCTCGTAGTGTAGCATATATTGTTATATCCGTGTGTAGCCACCTCTCTTGACGATAGGAGAGGTGGCTCTTACTCAACGTCATTTTCATACTTGAGTTTTTCAGCGTCCCAATCACGGATATATCCACTGCCTTCCTGCAATGCAATCTCCATCTCCGGAGATGTGTACTTCTCTGTTGTGGTCAAAATGCCAGCAGCAACCTCTTCTGGTATTTCTCTGTGGTAACTGTCATTCATGATTCTACAAAATTGCGCAACAAACAATTGCTCTATGCTACCGATGCTGTGCCAAGGGCATAAATAACTTTGCGACCACCAGGCAGGACACAAGTGACTCAGTTGTTCTACCGCCGAATGGTATATCGTAATACAGGCTTGGCGATTGAACAAAGGCAACTTGTGCTCTATGAACGCTGCCAGTTCGATGACGTCTGCGGCTTTGTCAACGTCCTGCCCTAACACCAGCATCGATAGGATTGCATGCTTGACGTCTGGGTATCGTGGTGACACCAAGTCTACGATCTCCCAGTCTGGTGACACTGCTTTGGCAAAATACTTGATTGTGCGTTCTCTGCCTTGCGTTGCGGCATCCAAAACGCGCAGTTCTGTCATCTCTCTTATGACTCTTCTGTACCTTCGCTTTGCATTCGCCAACGGCTCCGCTATTCTTTTCGGAGTCAGTCGATCAACCACAAACCGGGTCATGGTGTCAGCCCATATGCGCATGCCTTCAAAGCTTAGATTTCTAACAAACGGTACACGATGTGGAAGCCTGACGCCATCTATTTTCCAGATCTTACCATCTCTACCAAGGAAGATAAACAGTTTTCCCTGCACGACCAACACGTCATGCTTGGCCATACCTATGTCGATGGACCCTGCGTACAGGATGTGTGCCCGTACCTTTCTGTTGGTGTCGTTGTAGAAGTGGTATCTACCTACGCTAAATCCCAGTAGATGGTCACTTCTAAGATCCAAGTTGCCATCTTTGTAGGAGTTGCAAGGTACTATGCGTCCTTCTTCCCAACTTTCAATTTCTGTTTTGCTGGCCATTTAAAGTCTCCAAATCCATGAATCATATCGGGGGTTATGGTAATAGAGGGTTTGGGACGTAGCAAACGCACCGGTACATCTTGGTTGACTTGCAAAGGCGCGTCTTTCGATTTATGATTTGACATGGATAAGATCACACCCGAAGAGTTTTGGCGCAGGTGGCGCTTGTTGTTGTCTCTTAAACAGACTACCATGGTTTCATTTTGCGAGCAAATAGAACTCGATCTTGTGCATTACAAAGCATTCTTTGGTAATAAACACATACCGTACCCGAAAATGCTTAAAAGATTTCTCGAGTGGGCAGGCGTTACTCACGAGTTATTTTTTTCACAACCCGAAATTTATTACAGCGCCATCAGGAGACAACATGGACAAACAGTACAAGGAACAGGCCAAACATCTTTACGATGTCTTACTACGGATACAAAAATGGTTCAAAGGGGAAGGCTTACACGAAACGGTAATCGTAGAAGGTGATGACGATTGCCCTTACGATTTCATGTGGTACTACATTGGTGGACTACAATACAAGCGTGATGGAAAGTGGGTCAAAGTATTAAACTTGCACCACATAGAGCCAATGATATTTTGTATAGGCAGAATCGAACTGTTGCTGGAAACTGCACGCGAACGCAGAGATGCCATCGCCGATCTAGCAGCGATGGCTTCTGAGCAGGGTGAGGACTTCCTACAGAGACTTAGCGGTTTTCACGAATCCGACAAAACATGAATTCACGAAGTATGAAAGTTTGTCCACTATCATCAGTAAAGATGTATGGATATGCGTTTAGATTTCTTTTGGTTACGTTGTTAATAAACCTATCTAACTGGCCTTTTTCTGATAGATACACTGTCTGTTCACCAGCCCCATGTACCAAGTCAATCATGTATTTGTATGATTCTTCGCCTGATGCTTTAGGTGCAGCCTTTGGTGCAGCCTTTGGTGCAGCCTTTGGTGCGGCTTTTGGTTTTGCGGCGGTAGCGCCAGTTACTTTTGATTCTGTTTTTTTTGCTCGGGGCATTTGTCCTCCTAGTGACTATTTAATATGATAATCAATTATACATCAATACACAAGGAGTCAACATGTTAGATGGTAGATTAACCTTACAAACTTACGAAGGGCAGAGATCTGCAATACAGGATCTGTTCATGAAGTTATTAAGCGAAGAAATTGAAACAGACACGGTTAAGACAGCGGTTGCTTTGATTAGAGAGGCAAGAATGATTGTACAGGCAGAAAGCGATGACGCCAGAAAAAATCAGAACGCTGCTGTTGATTCTACAAAAAATACTTCAGCCGTTACACCGAACGGTCCTTTTCCTAAACTTATCGGACGCTCATGATACTACCATCCGACAGCAGATTTTGGAACCCAGAGTTGTTTTTGCCTATGCTTCAGATAAGAACCAAGTCTGAGGGTTTGCAGCCTTTCCATCTTTGGGACCATCAAAAGCTGTTGGCACAAGCAGTGGTCAATGCGTATGCACAAGAGAAGTGGATAGTCCACATCAAGCCACGACAAGAGGGTTCATCAACTTTCTTTACCGGTATAACGTACCAACATGCTGCCTTTCGTTCTGGTTGTCATGCTGCAATCATTGGTCACAAAAAACAAACGGCTAAATCTTTGGCTGAGATTGCAAACCGATTTTACAAATCAACACCGAAAAAAATACAGCCATACAGAAAGGGTGCAGTCAAAAGAACACTGGAGTTTCCTGACATTGACAGCAAACTTAGTGTGGCGTCAGTGCAAGACGATGAGCCTCTACGTGGTGAAACGTGTCAGGTTGTACTGGGTACTGAGCTTTCTTCGTGGCAGGAAGAAGGGGGCGACGAAGTATGGGCTTCAGTGTTAAACTCCATACCACAAAATGGTGGATTCATGGTAGCAGAGTCAACGCCAAAACATCATGGCGACCAACTGCATATGCTTTGTATGGATTCTGAAAGACCAGACAGCAAGTGGATGAAGGTATTTATTCCATGGACAATGGTGAAAGAGTACAGCATTGAGCCGCCACCCGGTTGGATTCCCAACAGAAGTGTCACCGAGTATTGGGACAAGTACAAGTTTATTACACCAGGTCAAGCATATTGGTTGCAGACCAGTGGGTTACCAAAGTGTAATCGAAACATGGAGAAGTTTAAACAAGAGTATCCCATCAATGACGTCGAGTGCTGGGCTATGACCGGTGACGCCGTATATGACCAAAACATACTGCGTCAAATGTTGCAAGAGATAGATGGTGGTACTGGTGTTTCGGTTATATCAGACCCATGGGTACAGTTTGAAGAGCCCGACCCACAAAGTCAGTACATAATATTTTGTGACCCTGCTGGTTCTTGGTCGAATCGTGATAACTTTGGTGTGGTTGTTTTAAACATCAGCACCTGTGAACAGGCGGCAGAATACCTTGGCCACATATCCGCATACCAGATGGCACAAAGGCTTGCAGAATGGGGACGTAAGTACAATGATGCGATGATATACGTCGAGTCGAATGGTGTTGGTGAATCTGTATTGTCTCATCTGGTGGACAATCCAAACATTGCTTATCGAAGAGTTTATCATAGACCATCAAGCAGATATGGTAAAAGCAAACGCCGCATTGCAGGTTGGTTTTCAAACACCAAAACAAAAAAAGAAGCTGAAGGATTTATGCAACAGCTTATTGAAGATGAATCTGTTACCATACATAGTGTAAGATCACTCAGGCAACTGATGTCTTACAGGGGTACTTGGGGTGCAAGATCACGCGATCAAGAAGGAGGCCACTATGACTTGGCATCAGCATGGGCTGGAGCGGCATGGGCTTACATGCAAAAGAGAGGTTCGCAATGGCGCTCAAGGCGTAAAGACCCTAAATTGTTGGCGGCAGAAGCCATGTTAAGGTTACAAAGAAGAATAGATGCGTCAAGTCAAACGGAAGCAAATACACGCTGGGGAAGGCACAGATGAGTTATGGTAACGACCAACCAAAAGAAATGTCCGAAAAACAGAAGCTTCAAAAGACTTCTAAGAAGATTATTGGCATCATAAAAAAGGCTGAAGAATACTACAAAAAAAACATAGCCAGAGAAGATGCAAGGAACCTTTCATATTGGCGTGGTAAGTTTTGGGAGGGTGATGGTTATGCCGTTCTCTCAGACCTTGAAAATTACAATGCTCAACAGAATGAAATCTTTCCTATCATAGATACCATAACAAGTAGTTTGGCTTTGGATCTACCACAGTGTGAGGTATTGGACGTACGCCAGAGGACTTACGATATACCTGACAGATATGAAGATTCTACTTTTGTGGGCCGTCGTATTGCATCTGTTCTAAATTGGATGGCAGAACGAGACAACCTAGATGAAACAACGAGAGAAGCAACGCTGCATGCGATGTTGTTTTCAATCGGTGCTGTTCGCAAAATTACCTGGTCAATGGAAAAAGGTCAAGTGATTTGGCGTATGAAAATGCCATGGGAAGTTCAGTTTGATCCATCAGCAAGAAGATTGACAGACATAAGTTGGGCAAGTGAAAGATTCATTTTGCATGAATCAGTTCTTCGTGAAAGGATCGAGAACGGTAGTTACGTTTTGCAAAATGGTAAAGCAATCAAGCCAGACACTTTTCCAAGATCGTTGATAGCCGATTACATGAACGACGGATACGACGACAAACAGTATGAACAGGAAATGCTGAAAGAGTATGTTACCCTGCATGAGTATTGGGACTTCAGAAAGAGATTGCTATATCATGTGCATACTGGCACAGATCAAATACTGATGGTAACAGAGTTACCTTACGGCAACCCATACGACCAACTTGTGTTCCACGATGGTGTAGGTCGATTGAGAGGTATACCGGATGTCTCTTTACTTGCACCATTGCAGCAGGACATCAATGAACTGGTTTCAGCCCGACGAGAGATAGTACGAAGATTACCCAAACGAATGTTCTATGACAAGGCCATGTTCCCGAACGAGGAAGATGCAGCACGTTTTATGAATAGTCAAACTTGGGAGCCGGTTCCAGTTGAAACGGATGGTCAAAATTTAGTTGGAGACATGGTGTACGTTACACCTGACATGCCAACGACATTTGATTTTAACAGACATCTTGATCAAGCCACAATCAACATTAAGAACATTGCAGGTATGGCTGATTACCAACGAGGCCAAGTCAAGAACATCCGTACAGCAGCAGAAGCCAACATGGTACAGGCTTCAGTGCAAGGTCGTATGCAAGTACGGACAAGAGTGTTGACGAAGTTTGTGAAGCGTGGGTTTGACAAGGCTTTGGAAGTTTTGCGATGGGCAATAACAAACACTGAAACATCGGGCGTTGATATGGAAATGATAACCAGACAAACGCAAATGGATGTAAGTAGCGATGTTATATCCAGAGAGATTATTGAGAACAGTCCACAATTTAGAATACTACCATTCAGTCCTCTAATGGAAGACAAGATTGTTCGAAGAGAGCAGTTGGTTGCGTTGCTGGGACAAATTTCCGCTACGCCATCTAACGATGAGGTGAACTGGCGTGAGATCACCAAAGAAATCATAGATATGTTCTCAGTTCGTCCAAGTATTTTAAAAGATGATTTAGAAGTAGAAGACGAAGCCGTTGCCGCAGGGGAAGCGGCGCTGGCACAACAATTACAATTTCCACCACAATGAGGATAAATACCATGTATGAAAAAGAAACATGTCATAAAGCACGTAAAGGCGACAAAGAATCAATAGCTTTGATTTTACTTGAGGCACCTGACATGCCAAAAGAAATGAAAATGCGACCAGAAGATTACGCAATGAAAATGATTGATGATTCAATGAGTATGGAACATGATACCATGCACATGTCTGATAAAGGTTACGAAGTGAAGATGGATGGCTCAAAAAAAACAATGAAAATACCTGCCCCTGAAGGTTTTCATTTCATGATGTACAAAGATGGTCCAGTGCTTATGCTTGGAGAGGATGTCGAACATGAAGGTGCCGCAGGGGAAATTGAAATAGAAGTTGTAGAAGAGCATGACGCCAGTAGGTTAATGTAATGCCAATCATCAACTATACCTGTAGATCAGGCCACAAGGTACGCCGTATAATGTACTTAGACATACCTGATCAGGTGCCTTGTCACTGCGGTTTGGATGCCCACAGGAAGATGTCTACTTTTGTTTTGGGTAGCGAAGTTTTTTTTGACTTGGCACGAAGTGAAGACGATATACTTGGTAAAAATCGCAAACGGTCTTTCCGAGATGCCAAAGACAAAGAGGCTTGGGAAAAAGAACAAGGAATTGTTCCTTGTACAGCCAAAGAAATGCGAGAATCCAGAGAGTATGCTACAGATCAAATAGTTGACCAAGAAAAAATTATTGCTACCGGTGGGGTAGAAGCATGGTACGACCATGGTGACAAGCAAGAAATTATTAGTAAAACCGGCTGGACAGACAGTCAATACAATAGATGGAAGGAAGTGAACGATGAGTATGAATCAAGCAGACCAAGCGATGACGAGACAGAATGAACTGGAAAATATGTCAGATGCAGAGTTAATGGCAGCGTTGGATAGCGCACTTGGAAACCTAGAAACTGCACTGAGCCCAGCCGCTGCCGCCCCAGCCGCTGCTCCAGCCGCTGCTCCAGCGCCAATGATGACCCCGCCTACTGGTATGATGGGCCAAATCCCACCTGAACTTGTGCAACAGGCAACAGCAAGAATGGTAGCCATGGGTTTGTTCACTGAGGCCGTATCAGAAATTACACCCGAAATTTTGGCATCCATGCAAGTTATCATTGATGCCATAGATCCAGGTCTTTACGACCTTTCACAACCCGAACAACTTAAGGAGTTTATCGATGGAGTCAACTCAGGAGCAATCGATCTCGCAATCGCCGCCAACAGAGCCCGTGAACTTAGCGGAGCCCAACCAATCCCAACCGGAGCCGGTGTCCCAATCGGAGCCTCAGCAGGATTTGTCCCCGGTGGAGTCTTCGCCCCAACTGGAGCCGGAGCAGCCCCAGCCGGAGCAGCCCCAGCAGGTGGATTCCCAACCGTCTGATCAAGAAGACGCCAATACAGAAGTCGAGTCTGTAGAAAATACAGAGCCGCAAAATAATGAACCAAAGAAATATGAGAACTGGGAAGAAGTCGATCTTAGTAATCTCAGTGATGAAGCTCGTTCTGAAATAGAGCCCATACTAAACCTTGTGCTCGAAACACAAACTGAGTTGGATGACCAAATTTCACAGTACAAAGAATTAAGTGAACACTTTACAACACTTATAGATAATCTTACTGAAGCACAAAAAGGCAATGTAGAGCCGATCATTACTGAATACAATGCACTTAATGACAGTTTTGACATCATGTCTACGGAGAACGTGGACTTGTGTCATCGTCTGTTCATGATTGAGTTTCCGGAGTATGATACACAAAACGATGCCGTGAAGGCAGCGTTTATAGAAGCTATGCAGCACGATGGGTTTCATAGCCGATATATCGGGGATTCGTTGTATGACAAAATGGTTGACGCTTACAAATTGGCAATCTATAGACATGGTGGTACTGCCCCATCGTCTGCTAAAACTCCTTCTTCAAGTGAGCCTCAATCTGCTGTCAGACAACAAAACCCCAGCGCTGGTAAGCAAGCACTCGTTTCAGGGGGCGAACTTGCTCCCAACATGCCCGCCGTTCCCGTTTCAGACATGTCATTTGATGACATCCTGACACGTGGCGAGTATTTACTTGATATGTAACAACTAAAGGAGAACCGTCATGGGTCTGTTAGAATTTGCGAACTTTACAGTTCCAGATGTAGTTAAGAAGAGTATTCCTTCTTTCTACTCACAAAACCCACTTCTGGATGCCATGCGAAAGCGTAACAAGGTAATCCGAAGTGGTGGTACGAACGTACGTGTACCTCGTATCAAATCCGGTCATTCAGACATTTCTGAACTGAATGGAACCAACCTTGAAATCCCCCTAGCCAAGAAAGAGACTTTCGACTTTATCTTCGGTGACTGGGCACGATTTGTGAAGCCGATTATTCTGCCTCACATCGACCGTGACCGCATGCAGTCAAACGAAGACAAGAAGCGTTGGGTCCAAGATACAACAATGGCAGTAATGCAGTCGTTCCAAAACGCTGTAGCACGTCAAATGTATGTTGGAGATGTTGGTGCTTTGAGTGGATTTGGAACATTATGTGGTGAACAAACAAGTTTGTCCGCGTCTGGTTTTGAAAGTGGGGCTCTACAATTTGCCTTACCAGGAGCACAATCAGGAACTTACATGAACCTCTCCCGTAATGAAGATACTGTTGATGACGAAAACAACTGGTACAATCAGTACGCTGAGCACTCTGGATTTTCAAACACCTTCTTAACAACTTGTGAACAGCTTAAAATTACCGCTGATTCATACGCTGAAGACAATGAAGGTATCTCTATTGGATTGACTTCTATTGCCAATCATGTGGCGATTGGGGATGCAGTACGTATCTATGGTAACAATGGAAATGGTATTATGTACAGACCAGAAGACCTTGAGCAAGGAAAGGCCCAAAAGACCATTCATGTTATCAACGGTGTTCAGTACTACAACAGTCGTTTCATGACCGATGCTCGTATTCAAGCCATTGGAGGCCCACAAGCCACCGATTCCAAGTTTGTCTACCTGCTAAATCCAAACGGTATCCAATACTATGTCAATGCAAACAATGACTTCCGAGTGACCAAGTTCACCGATCATACTTTGCATGGCAACATGGATGCTGACGTTGGTTATGTTTTCCTTGAATCTCAGTTGGCTGTACATCAGTTACTTATTCAAGCATGCACCTCTGACCCTGCATAGGAGTTTAAAATGTCAAATGTAATAAGAGCAAGCGCTTTTTACAGCGCTACCGACAAACAAGCAGTTGTTGGTAAAATTTATGAAGACCTTCATACAGACGAAAGTGGCAACACTTCTGTCCGGTATGTACGTTTGATCAAAGCAACCGCCACTGTTACGACTGGCGACATATGTCAAGTCGCAGCAGCAAACGCAAATGCATTGTATTCAACAGGCGAAGCGGCTCCATTGGGTGCTGCCGAGAATGAAGCCATTAAAGTTGCTGGTGTAGCGATTGCCGATATAGCATCAGGTTCTTTTGGATTTGTTGTTTGTCGTGGAGTTGTTGATAAGGTAAACGTTGCTGGTGGATACGGTGGTGGTATAGGTGCTTTACTTGCAACCGGTGGTACTGCTGGTGAAGTTGCAGTCCTTACGTTCAGCGCTCATGGTGATGAAGCGCAGCTTTGCGGGATTGGTCTGTCAACAAAAGCCTCTGACAACACCATTAAAGCATACATCAACGTACTCTAGGTGAAAGATGTTTGGCACATTAGCCGACATTCGTAACGAGGTCCGAGTTCGTCTGGGGCTCCCCGATAGGGGAACCTCAGGCGACACTCGCCTCAATACATTTATCAACACGGCAATCCGTAGGATGTGGACGGATTTGCCTAAGCAACTTCTTTATGAAGAAACCCGCATCATGGCCGAGCCATCAATTTCTAGTGGTGTTATATCCACTACAGCAGATAACAGGGTAATGAAATTGCCGTTTGGTTCTGGACAAAAAATACCTGACCCGGTATTAGCCACAGATGGTACTCTACGTGCTCGTACACTTGAATACCAATTCAATGGTAGGTTCTTTTATCGTCGTATACAAGATGTATATAATAATGCATTAAACAATGCTCAGAGAATAGTTCTCGACTCACCCCATGCAACAGGTGCTGCCGTAGGTACTGAAATGTCTGGGTACCGTGTATTCACGGAAGAGTACCCGTATCCTGCTGATGCTCAATCTATTGTAGATGTCATACGTGACCCTGACAATAGTCCTTTTCCTATTTTAGAAAGCACCTTTCTAGGCGATCTTACTAACTACAGAAACTCAGTTGGGTTTAGATTAGAAGGCCAACCAGAACTGTATGCTAGAGGTTCTTTCTTTCAACTACAATCACCTCACTACAAACCAAAAGTAAGTCTTCTTAAAGTTGAAGACAAGCAAGTTACAAACGCTTGGGGCCACGACGATTCTGGTGCCGAGCAAACTAGTTTTGGGCCAGCAGGAACTTTTCAATACAAAGTTGTACATGTTTGGGGGCGTCAAAAAAAATACTTAAATACTAATGAAGGTATATTATTACCGTACTATCAAAGTGCTCCTAGCCAGACATCAGATTCTATATCTACTACATGGGGTAGTGGAGCAATTAAAATTGTGACTCCAGACATTGATTATGTGTACGGATATGGACCTGATAAAACGGCTTTGTCATATCATCATAATGGTATTGAAAAGTTTATATTTAGACGACGTACTGATACAGAACTAAATACAAGGTCAGATCATGGTGGAGAAATTGAAAATGATGGTACATACTATTTATGGCGTGTAGTCGATGGTCACGTAACAGAAACTGAAGATAGAGGTGAAGATGATCCTGTAGATAGAAGGTTTACCTTAAAAGCTACAAATGGTCATTTTCACATACGGTTTGACAGAAGCATTTCTAACGAAACACCAATACTACTTAGAATGTTCCGTAGGCCCCCTCAGTTGACTTTTGATACTGATACACCCAGACTACCGCCAGATTGTTTTGACGCACTCTACGCATTGGTTTCGAGCATGGTAGTGGGTGATAGAGATGGCGAACCGAGCCGCAAAGCATTTTACATGGACGAGTACAAGATGCACTTGACCAGGTTACGAAGAGCATACAACGTTGCTGGACATCAAACTGGTCGTTTCGGTAACGGTATTTCAGCACGAGGCCACAGGTTCGGCCCATCGAGAAACCGTAAAATTACAGACATAACCCCACCATAGGAGGCTGCAATGGCAACTTGGAAAGGGTATAAGGGCGTATCGGTTGGTCTGGCACGTGTTATGGGTGAGATGCCTTTTTCACAGGGTACATCTGCAAACCTCATAGAGAACTGGACCGTTGACGAAAACGGCATGATGTCATCAAAGTATCGTATCATGCCGCTCATACCAGATGAATGGAACGGTAACGCTCAACCTCAACCATTTCAAAATATTTTGACCATTGGTTCTAATCCTGAATCCGGCGTACTGGCTATCGGCTACGGTATGTTCTATGGGCAAAAACCAGAAATACTTTTCTTGACAAAGACAGGTGTGTTTCGATATACACCAGGCAACAGGCTTGCAACACCCACCTACAAAGGCTTGGATGAGCAAAAGTATTATGATGAATCCAACACTCTGTCATCCATAAGGCCAACATCAAGACAATCATATCCAGCGCAGATACAGGTATTCGGTAACCGAATGTACTTTACATTTGCTGATGGTGGCGCTGCATGGGTGTGGGATGGCTTTCGTCTAAGACCGTTTGGGTATACGGCTCCACCTTCTGCACCAAGCGCTAATGGTCCAGAACGTAGTGGTGACAAACCAAATAATGGTGGATTTTCAGTAAAGGGTCGTGTAGGTAGCACAGATCCCAATCGAACAGGAAAAGATGGTAGTGGTGACTTAGTTACATTAGGTGGAATACTAGACTGTGAGTATCAGTATTCAGTGGTTTATGAGAACTGTGATGGCGCATACAGCGCAACTAGTCCCATCGGCTCCTCGGTTAAAATAGAACAAGACACAGCAGATCAAGATGGTGGTGGTGTTGCAAAAATGCTCCGGCGGTTTCGTGTCAAAGATATACCGCCTGGGCCTATAGAGACAGTGGCCCGAATACTTTTGCGAACTTTTAATATAAAAAATTTACCAGCCTTTAGCGAAGGTGAGATGAGGTTTTTACACAGAATCCCAAACAACATCGCTACTGAATACATAGACGACATACCAGATGGTGAACTAGGAGCTAGATGGGAGCCAAGGCTGTCAATACCCGTAGGCTTTTATTTTATTAGGGGCTTTAGCGGATCTCTATGGTTGATTCGTACAGACGAGTATCCATTTAGAGTATGGTGGTCCGAACAAACTTCTGTCATAGGACCAATCGCAGAGAGTGTTCTTGAGGGTCACTACTTGGATGTTTTCCCAGACACTGGTGAGATTACGGCAACCACTTCGGCCTTCTTAGAGTACACTTCAGATCCAGTGATGTTGGTGTTTAAGAAAGAAGCCGTACATTACATCGGCGGTCAGTACCCACAATGGCAAGTAGGAACCATTCATAAACGTGCCGGATGTGCTGGGCCAAACTTAGTACAGATTGCGCCTGATAACAGTGTGGTCTGGTATGGTGCAAGCAGCTTTTGGCTGATGAATACCAGTGGTGAAGTTATAGACATTGGATTTAGCATACGTAAACGTTTGCAACGTATAAACCATGTAAGATCAAAGTTTGGTCATTCATGGATTGATAGAGAATCAAGTGAAGTAGTATTTATATTACCGTTTGATGACAGTGCGGTTCCAGATATGCAGTTTGTATGGGATTACAAAAACAAAGGGTGGCGAATAAAAAGTGGATTGATTGTAACAGGTGGTGCGACATCCATACCAGAAATTAACACTGTGTTAGTAGGTGGAGTTTTAGGGGAAGGGCGTAATCAAACTCAGGGTTGTTTTGTATTAAACAGGGGCTATCCTGGTTACTCAGCACCTCGTCCTACATCAATTTATCGAACGTCATGGAATAACTTTAGCGGTGGTGGACCCAGACTACACTCATCACACAGAACCAATCAATCTATTTTAACTGCGCAAGAAAGCTCAAACGGCACCGCTGATGTAAGTGTTTTTCAGGATTGGAACTTTGACGATGTTATTGGCACCACAGCTAGCATAGTCGCATACAATCCAGAGTCAGCATCGGATGTACCTTTCTTTGGCACGGCGTTGTTTGATAGTTCTGTTTACAGATCTGAAAGAATATATGGTGATAAGTTAGCAGTTGATTTGCCAAGCCAGTCAGTACAAAGTATATCTATTACAACAAGAAGTTACTTTCAGTTGTATAATGTAGACATGTTTGGACCAACAGTCGCAAGACCTGGAGGCAGAACACCAACAGGAGATCCATAATGCTGTTTTTACCAAAAGGAGTTAAAAATGGTGAAGTGGTTGACCCTAGTAAACTCGCACAAGATTTTGTCGAACCAAATAGAGTGGTATCAAACACATCACACTACCAGTGGGCAAACGATACGTTTGATCAACGAGTCAACCTGAAATCAGGTACACATATAAATGTTATCAACAAAACCGTTGCTGCTAGATTACAAATATCAAATGGATCAGATCCCATTGTCGGTCGTGGAAGTGGAACGCCAGATGCAAACTTGCATCAGATAAAATTAGATAGAGGTTTACAGGAAGTAGGTGATGGTGACATCAGGGCAGAATGGGTTGCAGAGGATCCTGAACTAGTCATGATATGTTATTCAATGCAATACTACATGCCAGGTCAAACAGTTGTCAACGATCTATTTAGTCCTGCCTCTGGTGTTTTGACGGGTACCTTTAGAGTGCGATTTCAATCTTCTATTCAAATTGACGGTAACAACATACTGGGCACCGGCCCTTTCGGTATTGAAAATTCTGTTGCTGGAATTAGAGGCACAGGTTTCGCCCACACCAGTCTAGGGGTTTCAGGAACAACCATACAGTATTTAGAGGCAGGGGCGCATTTCGCGACGGTTGTGGCTAACATAGGGCGCCCAGATAAAACAATTACTGGCGTTAATGCAACAATCAATAATATAGCAGCCATTTATGACTATTTTAGAGACAAAGACGGAAAGTCTTTCAAAGGGTTTGTAATTGGTAACAGAAATCTAATTGTTATGCGCTTTGCACGTGGCGCTATTTTGGGGGGATAGTGAGCGTACAACAACCAAAGAGCGGAGAAAAAATAACAAAACAATCTGTAATAAAGATGCATGATACGGTTCGTCAAAACATAAACAACTGTGATGAGAATTTTATAGGTCCATCTAGTTTTAGTTTTGACCAAATGTCTACAGGTGCCTCGCCTTTGGTGGCATTTGATTCTGTTAATAGAGATGGTACTTCGCCAATAGCGGTGACAAGTTTTGGAACGGGTGATCAGGCTTCCGATGTTACAGGTGATCCATGGCAGGAACTTACAGCTTTTAGATTAGACAATAATGGATCTACTTTCATTACTACTAATGACAGCGCCTACGTAGTATTTTTCACATGTAGAATAGATGTTGTAAAGCAAAGCGGTACTGTCATTGCCGCAGATCCAAATGTGCATGCAGCTTTTGCAATTGCCCATGAGGATAATTCAGGAACTATTACTGTTATTGATTCTAGTATTATGTGTTATGGGCTTTACGGAACGAATCCATTGACAACAAGTTGGGAAAAGCAAGAGATACCCGTAGCAATATGGTGCAGCTTTAGTTTTACAGGTTCTAAAATAATAGATCGTATCAGAATTTATAGTGCAATCTTAAAAGGTTCTGCTGGAGCAACGAATTTACCAAATCAAATATTTGTAGAACGTGGAACATCTGGATGTTACGTATTTGAGAGGGTGTGATGCCAACAATACCAAACATGACATTAACAAGCAATTCTATTGATGCACAAGAGATCTATGAAAATGGTTTGTTTGCTCCAGCCAATCCCCCAAATAGTGCTGAAATTTTAAATGGTGGTATGGAACAAGCAAACTATACCGGTGGTCCAAACTCAATAGAACCATACATGATGGACATTGGTACTTTTGCTCGTGGTTACTCTGCCAGCTTTAGCCGTAGAGAGTTTGTGTATGCAAAGCAACTAAACTCAAATCGTACGGAACAACCGATTGCTGTGTGTGGTCTATCAACACGCATATTTTTGCCATTTGATTGCCGGTGTCTTCAATATGGCTGGCAAGCGTGGTTTAACCATGATGCCTCGGCTTATCAAAACGAGGCCGGAGCAGCAGTAAATTATGAATTTTGGCGGTACAAATTTAGCCTATTGAGTAACACGACAAGTGCTGCTATTACTAAAGCAAACTCCGCATTGACAGGCAGACTTCCATATGGGCGACATCTTATTGATGAAGACTTTAATGAAAACAACGGTAACATGGAAGAAGCCAGGTGGTATTACGTACATAAAACAGGTTTGTTAAGTGAAAGCCTATCGCGTGGATACTATGATTTTAAACTTGAGTTGAGTGCAAATATTCTTAGGCCACCGACACAAGGTACAGGTTCAGGAGCGCCAGCGGCAGATAGAAACGATCAGTTTATAGCTAAGAATAAAATTTTAAGTGGCACCATTTGGGTGCTTGCATTGAGGTAATTATGTTTGGAACAACAGTCGGTTTGACCGCATTGGCTACGGGTTTGAAAGTAGGTGCAGGTGCTGGTGCAGTATACGCTGGATCTCGTTTGATACCAAATCGATTTGAAAGACAATACCGTAGACAAGTAAAAGAAATGGGCAAGCAACTTGCACGAGGCGAAGGCGGTTTGTCTGATACTGAAAAGCAACAAGCACTTGCGACAGGCGCACAACAGATTGAGTCCGAGGCTGCACAACAACAGGCCATGCTGGCTCGTGGTGCTGCCTCAGGTGCTGGAGGCTCAGGAATGCGCCAACAGGCAATCAGGGATCTTTCAAAGGCCAGACAGGTGGCAAGAGGTAAAGTTGCTACTGCGGTAACACAACAGGACTTAGCAATGCGAGATGCATTGAAAGCACAGTACATGGCAGCGTTACAGAGAACATCTGCACAACAGGAAGTAGCCAGAGATAAGGCCGCTCGACGTCTTGAAAAAACAACCCAAGCCGCTGCTGAAGCAGGATTGTTAAGCGGTGCTGATAAACGCACACAACAAGGTTTGGATGTCTCTGCTGAAGCCGGTCGTACAACAACTTTTGGAAGATAACTTTGCGAGGTAACCCATGGGCAGTATTCAAGCCGATCCATTCTCAACATTTTTTATAGCACAACAGCGAGCCCTTAGAACTCCACAGGTTCAAACACTCGACCCAGAATACAGATTAGAAATCATGAAAATGATTGCTGAACTGGAAAAGACACGTACGCAAACTGGGATGGAGGCCATAGAGACTTATGGAATGATTCAAGATAATATACTGCAAGCACAAGCTTCAGTTATTGAAGCTGTCGTCGGCGCAAGAGGTCAATTGGGTGCAGCAGCAAATCAAAAAAATGCTGAGGCCGCAAACATAGTTGTTAGTTTGATTGGTGAATTGTACGATAACCAGTCTGATTTTGTAAAAGAAATAGAAAACGAAACAAATGCTTTGGCTGGAGCAGCAAGTGTTGTTGCACGTCAGGTTGGTGATCCTTCACAAATACCGCCGAAAGAATTTGTAAATCAATACTTGCAAAATCTAAAACAGGGTCTTGCAGACCCAACAGCGGCAACAGGAGCGCAAGCATCGCGAATACGGTTGGCGCAAAATACAAGAGATACTTTGGAATCCGCACCATCCGATAGAATGAGAACCGCATCCTCAGCCACAATATTGACACAGAATGCTTTGTTACAAGGTTTGAGAGAAGCGGTTGGTCCTTTACCACCTGGTCAACTAGAAATGATGGAGGATCAATTTTTGCAACAAGTCAACACTATTGATTTGGGCATGTCTGGTCAATTTACAAAAGAAGAACGAGCGCAGATTGACGACGAAAAATTGCAGAAAAAACAACTAATGCAAGATGCACTTCAACGGTTTGATTCTGTATCAGGATTGCCGAATGCAGAATACTTTCTTGGCCTTCTTGATATGGGCGATATGGAAAACCTCGTGGGTCCAGACGGCATCAAAGGTCTTGCAAAGCAACTAGAAGATACAACCTTTACTCCACAGACAGATGAAACAATAGAAGAACTTAAGAGTACTCTCAAAGATGATGAAGCCAAGATGGATGCGTTTCAGCGTGGAATGTTAGAAATACAAAAAATACCCGGATCCAAGAACATGCGTCGTGCGTTGGGATTGGAGGACGACTTTGCTTTCGCTGCATACGTGAGCCGTAGTCCAAATGCTTTTGCCACAGCAATGCGCACGGTCAACGAAGCTGCCAATGCTTCTACTGATTCAACTATATCTGATTTTGATCCAACTCGTATGTCTGCTCTGGTCGCTGGGTCTTTGACAATGCGCCGTAACGGTGAGAAGAACGTTGGCAAAGCCATACGTGTAGCGCGAAATCCAAGAAGGTTGAGACGGTTGTTGAGAAGAGAAGGCAGAGCAGATACCAAAGACCAAATCAGAGCGTACCTTGAAGATGATGGTAAGGTAGACCTTAATGTTGATGCAATAGAAAATGCAGTGGCTAAGGCAAAACTAGAAGAACAAAATCAATCGGCTGTTAAAACTGCTGATACTGATGAAGATGCAGCCCAACAGAAAGAAGATACTACAGCCGCTGCACCACCACCTACTGCACCATCAGCCCAAGCGGCAGCACAAGTCCAACAAGCAGCACAAGCCCAAGCAGACGCAGATGCACAAGCAGCACAAGCCCAAGCAGATAAAAATAGGCTTTCAGAAGTTACATCAAACATTGCACAACTTACTCTTTTGGGAAAACAGCCCCCGACCTTAGAAACAGCAAACGTGGCTCAATATATGAGGCCTGGTGATGAAGTCGTATTTACAGATCCAGTGAAAGTCACAGGGTTCAAAGAAACCAAAGATTTCATACCACCAGTAGCACCAACATCAAAAGAGAAAAAGCCACCGGTTACGATGCCCGACTTAAAAAGCATCCAGCCTAAAAGGCTTGTAGACCTAGGTGCTGCTGGATCAGGAACCTTAGACAAGTCAAGACGAGAGGCAGCTTCACTACAAAAAAGAATTGATGAAGCACAAGAAAGTGGCTTTGCTGTAAGTTTTCCTAGAATAAGTTCTGTTGGGTCTGGGGTAGCAACTATACCCACAAAAGAAGGACTCAAAAAGTACTCTGCTATAATAAGGGATACCAAAACAGGTACCATAGATTATGTAGACAAATCTGGACAAACGGTACAGACATTTTCAGGAATGCCAACCTCAGTTTCACCCGTTGAAACAACCGGCCCTACCCCAACTGATAGCCCACTTGGTATAAACCAAATGAAACCAGCCTCAGACAACCGATCAACAAATTTAGCAAATAGATTTGGCGGTTCCTCACAGTGAGTGAAGACAAACTAACAGAACTAAGAAGCAAACATGCTTACCTCAAAGATCTATCAAATGAACAACTGATAGATGGTGGGTTTACATTTGTCCCTGATCTTTTAATGCCTAGTCATTATGAGGCTTGGCAAAACGTACAAACGATGCCAGAGGAGAAACGTCAAGAACTTAGAGTCTCTGCCTTGGGAAAAGTTCTCGACTTTGAACCGCCCGAAAAGCAACCTGTTGCACCAGAAGCACAAGTAGAACCTGAGGCAGACGCCACAGATATAACTTTGTCAAATTTACCATCAGATTATTTTGAGCCAGTGTTTAAAGATTCTATGACATCTTCTCTTGATTTTTTGGAAAGGGCAGAGCGTGGTGAAATTACTACACCAGATGAGATTGATGCCCATCAGCGTAACATCAATGAAAATCTCAGTAGTTCCAACATATTGGATACAAGTAAAGCCGTCGCTAAATCAGCAGGCAACTTGGCAATAAGCGCACTCGGCTTGTTGGAGCCATTGACCTATCCGCAAAGATTGTTGTTTTATGGCTTCGGTGAAGCAGGTCAGTTGTTACCAGATTCACAAACCATATCTGGTGACTTCCTTAAAGAAGCATCCGGTGAAGTGGGGTCTGCTATTGAAGCAGCGCTTGGTAATCCATTAGATCCAAGCAAGTATTTTAGCGGAGTTAGCTTGGCAGGGGCTGGTTACGATACCGCAGTTAAAGTGGGAGAACAGATAGCAGAACTAAAACGAAGGGCTGAGGAAGCGGAAAAGCCAGATGAGAACTACACTGGAATCGGTGAAACCTTATTTGAAAACTTGTATGATTCAGTGTCTTCAGGGGCGTTTTCAGACCTTGCGAAAAAATCTCATTTCAACATTGTACCAACTGTGGATGCAACCAATGTACCTTACATAAGTTCAATAGACGTGGGCAATCAGGTATTACCAAAAGAAACTTTGCTGCGTTTGTCTAAAGAAGCGGAAGCCGCTGGTAAAAAAGAACTGGCTCAAGATATACAACGGTTGGCAACAGACGATTTTTACAGGTCTATTGTCTTCATGTTGCCAGAAATTGTTCTTGACCCTCTTTGGTTCTTTGGTCCAGCCAAGGGTGGCCAAGTATTTTACTATGGTGGCAAAGCCGTACAAATGAGTGAGGCTGGCGTCAAGGCTGCTAGAGCCGTCACCAAGGTAGATAGTTTAGTTGTTGATCTTAAGTCCGCTCAGAAGCTTGTTTCAGAAGCGGCACTTGGAGATAACCAAGCATTGGGCAAGTTGGATTCAATGGCAGATACACTTGCGACACAATCAGAAAGGGCACTTGATTTAGCAAAAGACGCCGGAAAAGCAGCAGCAGAAGCGGATCCGCGTCAAGCAGCTTTGCAATTTGTAACTAAACAAATCGAAGACCAAGCCAAGGGTATAGATCTTATTATAGAAGACGCCAACAAAATTATAGCATCTCCTCAAAGCAGCCAAAGAGCCGTTGCCAAAGCACAGCAAACCTTAGAAGTATTGTCAAAGTCATCGGAAGAGGGCCTAAACAAATTGCGAACTTTGGCAGAAACCGTTGGACAAGACAAAGCGGAGGCCAGTAAGATCCTAACTGGTTTGTCAAAAAGAAGATTTGCACAATCAAGAATATTTTCGCAAGGTGCAGAAGATGTTCGCTTTGTTACACAGTCCATTGAAAATGGTATGGATGCACAGAAAGTTGCTAGAATAAATCGGGGTTACAACTTCCATATACCATTCACACAAAAGGCAGTAAGCGTTGGATTGCCAGCATACACGAACGGCTTGAAAATCAAGCCTTTACCTGGTGATGACCTTGTCAGCATCTCCAACCGGATAGGCGTTGATGAAATGGATCTGGCACGGTTGAATGGTATCAAAGGGCCAGCAGATGAAGCACTTCCTGTATTGGAAAAAATGATACAAGATCAGAAGCCTATTATCTTTCAACTTGGTAAGAAAGGTATATCAGGTGGTGATATAGCAAAATCGTTTATACCGGGTGGTTTGGCATACAACTATACCAAAGGCATATTCAAGGAGCCTTTGATTCGGGTACTTGAAACTGCTGGTATACCACGGAATGTAACCAGTCCTGCAAACCTACAACGCATTAGAAATTTAAAAAATACAGGCCAACTTTCCAACAGTGACCGTATCACAAAATACATTTTCGATTCACTGCCCTCTCGTATTTACTCAAGAGGTGAAGATGCTGTGCTCAAGATTTTAGGTACGAGATGGGTGCGACCAATCGTAGCGGCAGAAAAATTGCAAGAGGCGATGAGATACTATGCTGATCGTGGCGTTACCACAATAAGAAAAGTGATGAATCCAAATGAAACAGCAATCATCAAACTTGTAAATGCGCCTGATGGTATTTGGAATGCTTATACTTCCGCAACACGACAACTTTTACGACTGCAACGCGGTTACTCAAATGAAATCAATCAATTTATGAATCAGATTTCTGCTGACTTACAGAGAGTCGCAACCAATAAAACCAAAGCGCTTGGCACAGAAGTAACACCGTTACAAGTAATGCAAGACGTAATCAACGCCATTGAGTCTGGTACGGCAAACAAACTTACCACTTCGGAAAGGGCTCTCAGAGATGAGATAAACGGCCTTGTCCAGAGGATTGCACAAGACAGACAAGTACAGGATGCCGAAGAACGTGTACGTCAAAGCTTGATTGCAATGGTCAGATATTTAGATACAGCGGCAGTGGACCAAAAAGTTGCAACCCTTCGCAGGTACCATGAACTACTTGAACTTACTAGACCAGCCCAGAAAGAAGTTACAAAGCAGGTTAGGAGTCGTTTGGCAAACCGCATGGCTGCATTGCAAAAGAAGCTAGGCAAGAAAGGATCCAAAGCTTTGAAGGCAGAAATAAAAGCCATCAAAGAAATACGAGAGGCTTTGAACAACAGAAAGCTTGCGCAATCAGCCGAAGAGTCAATGTCAGTATTGGCTGCGAAAGACAGAGATGCAATCATAAAGTTTGAGGCTCGAATAAAAGATCAAGTTGATGAGTTGGAAGAAATAGTAGAAGCAGGTATTCCTGAAATCGTAATCAAGGCACCAGAGGAAACATTCCCTGTTGGTGGTTCGCAAAATGTATTCAATCGTAGATTGCTTAACTGGGAAGAAGAACTGTTTACGGAGTTCAACGGTATCTTGGCAAAACTCAATCAGGAAAGGATTGCACAGGATCTTGAGCCCATGACTGAAGCAGCGGTCTTGCGTGGTGTGTTTGCAATAATGGGTGAAACACCGAGTGCACGTAAAGACCCGGATGCTTTCCGTCAACTGGCTGATCGCTACAGTAGATTGAACAACTCACGCACAGCGGCTGTAGAGCCCCCACCAGAAGTTACAGAAAGAATACAAGTTATACAAGACGAGCTAGACAGTTTGGTAATGATGCCAAACAGAACGCCTCAGCAAAATACACGGTTGTCACAACTAAGGTCTGAGCAAGATAATCTTTTGTTGCAGACATACACAGAGTTCGTGCCACAGCCCGTTGGGCAAAGGTTTGCTGAAGACTTGCTCGATCCTGAACTAGAAGCCATCAGAACATCGATTGTGCAGATGTTTGCAAAGTATGAGGATCTATACAAAAGCAGGGGGATGGATTTTGTTAAGAACCCTGTAGACCGTATGAAGATATGGGGTGCCATAGATTACTTCCCCCACATGAGGAAAGACTCACTCAACCCGATAACTGTAAGTTTCGATCAATTTAAAAATGCACAAAGTAGGCGCAAAATATTAGATTCGTTTCAAGATGTTTCACGTGGTAGTTTGGATAGACAATTATTCTTAGATACACCAGTGGCCAGAAGAAGGGCAATCATTGGAACCATCGAAGAAATCAACGCTTTACCAAGAGGAAATAGAACAAGTAACTGGGAGTTCTCTGCTAGCCCCATAAGTATGGCAGCGCAGTTCCAGACCGGATCCAAAGCAATCACCAACAGAGATATGATTTCTACCTTTTTAAAAAGTGGAGTCATAAGGCAATTCAATACCTTGGGTGAGGCTGCTGCCAAGCAGTACGTTCCACTCTTTGACAATGGAAACTTCACAGCAGAAATGCAAATACTTATGGGTGGTAACAAAAATGCTATCGATGAATTGATTGCCGCATCCGGAGACGAGGCCACGGACATACTGTTTAAGTTCAGACAAAAGATTACGGAAGCCCAAGAATCCGGTAAACGTATCGGTGCTGCTGATCGACCTTTTAAAAGTTGGTCATCAGACATACGAGAGATAAACGACATAGACTCAGTGGAGCAAGCCGTTTCTGGTCTGAACTTATTCAGAGCAAGACAAGGTCAAGATACCTTTGACATCAGAACTATGTTTGAAACTCGGATGAGGACTGCGATAGAAGCCGAGCAAGCCAAGCTCAATGTAAAAGTTGCTGATTTAAGAGAGGCTTTGGAGGCTGCAAAAAAAGCATCCAAGAAAGAAAAAATACTAGAGAGGATAGAAAAGCTCGAGCGGCGTTTGGTCCAAGACACAGAAGAATACAACAGGCTTGTCCAGACGGCAGAGAAAGATGCATGGAACTCTATTTCGTCAGAAATAAATCAAGCGGTGGCGGTTGCTAACAACCCTACGAACAAAGCACTCAAGGTTACGACAGAGTTTGGTCGTCTACCAAATGTCAGCGTCAAGTCACTGAAAACTTACTTTGCAAAAGACCAAGAAATATTTAGGCTTTACATGCCAGCACAGGTTCAAGAATCTTTGACCAGAATATTTGCAGACGTTGGTCCTACATCAGCACTTGGGATGTACAGTAAGAAAGCGTTTGATGCGGTGAATAATTTTTGGAAGTCTCGTATAACGGTGTTGTCTACGGCTTTCACTACTCGTAACGTTGTCGGTAACGTATTTACCAACGTGTTGGACGTTGGTGTTGGCGGTGCATTAAGTTTGGATACAAACGTAAAAGCATGGGCCATCGGATGTCTTGTGGACTATCATGCCAAGTATGGTAGCATCACCAAAGCACAAGAGATTCTAAGCCAGCCAATCATTACTCGTGGCCCAGGTGGAATCACCGTTAGGGATAGGTTCAGAGCAGGTAGTGGCTACAATAGAGCCGATGTTGCAGCCCGTGAAAAGCTTGATTTAGGTGCGCTTGAATTTGCAATGAAAGTCTTCGGTAAAGACGTCAAGAATGGCGAATCTTTGATTGACTTGGGAGATGGAGCACTTAGGTCATTAGACAATGTTTTGTCTGATCTTTCAAGGCGCGGGGTTATAAGTGGTGATGCAAACTACAGGGTGGATGCAGATCAAGTGATGTACCAGTACGAGAAGCTGGCTCGTGACATGGGTATACAAGAAGCCACTGGTCAAGTCCAAAAGGCTGGACCGGTGCAAACGCTTTCTACTTTGGGATCTGGAGTGGAAGACATGGTTTATATTGGCGTTCCCTACATGGTCGGAGCACTTGGATTAGGGGTTCCTAAATGGCTCGGTAACACAATCGCCCGTCGTGCTGAAAACCATGGTCGGATGGTAAACTTCATTGCTAATGTCAAAAGAGGAAAAACTACGGAAGAGGCCGTGGAACAGGTCAACAAATATTTATTTGACTATGGTGATCTTACCCAGTGGCAAAAAGTTTGGGTGCGATCAATCATACCGTTCTTCACTTGGAACCAAAAGAACGTATTGCTGCATCTGGAAATGATAAACAAAAACCCGCAATACTACAACTCGTTCTACAAATCTTTTTATCTGGCGATGCCTGAACTGGTAGAGTCGTACAAGAGAGAACAACTTGAACAGAAAACTGGGTTGGAGTTTCCAGAGTACAGAGGGACCGACCTGCAAGCAGAACGTATTATGAAAAACCCAATGTACAAGGCTTACAGGATTACGGTACCATTGCCTGAAGACAACATGTACATATCAGGGTTTGGCCTACCATTGGAAAGTTTTGCACAGAACGTTGGTACAGCACAAGCGATTATGCTTGCCCTATTTGAAAGTTATAAAACTGCATTTGGTGAAACAGGCACACCCCGTACGGACAACATTGAATATTTTGCTCCCTACTTTGCACAGACTCACGTACTGTTTAGAGCCGCGATTGAGTTGGGTATGGACGTTGATGTGTTCAGGGGGCAAAGCATTAGAGATTCAGACCGGCCAAACGACATCAAAGATCAATACTTGATGGCTAACGAGATTGGCAACTTGGTTCATGAGTTAATGAATGAGTTTAATCCTGAACTACAAGCTGAAACGCCCGAAGATGTCGCTAGGTTCATCAAGCAAGGCAAAGGCCCTTGGATGGCACAATACATTATGGATACTTTAGACATACAGGTTATCAAGGATCATGAAAAAAACTTGCAACATTATTACGTTCCGGTTGACAAACTGAATGCTTTACGAGCATTAAAGATGTATCCGGGTGAAAGACTGATACGAGAGGCGGCAACCGTTAATGATTTGAACCAGACAATGATGCTAACTCCTGAAGCTAAATTAGAAGGAAAACCTGCTATTACACCAAAAGGTATGGCAGGTTGGAGAAAAGTAACAACCTTCAGTGGTATAAGAATAAAACAAGATCTTAGCGATCCTGAGATGCGGGATCGGTTTGAACGTTCTATAGAACAAATGAAACTTGATTATCAAACAAAACCTATCAAAGATTAGGAGACAAAAATGGCTTACACATCAACCGTTACAGTACAGAAGGTTAGCAGTGATGCGGACTATCTGGTAACAATAGAAGAGACGGACGTTGGAACATCATCTGAAGTGGAAGTATTCAGTGACCCAACAACAGGCGTGCAGATACCATCAGCAGGTAGGATACTACGATACACATCCGTTCTCACCAACCCTGGTGCTACCGGAGCCGGTGCAACAGTCGATCCAATCGTTGGTTCAGCGACCAATCCATCAGGTATCAACGTCATCTTGGAAAATGGTACTGCTGCGGAAATAGTGGACGTTACGCCAGAGCCAGCCACATACTACCGAGCCAGCAAGTTCTTCATTCGCGCCAAGCCAGATGCTGGTTCCAGCAACAACGTGTCTACAAGAATCTTGATACGCGCCACCTTCGGGAGATAACATGTCACTAGCAAGACCAACATCTACAGTTGCTCGTGGAAGTGGTGTGGCTCCAGACAGTGGTCCGACCAGTGCTTGGGTTACAACAACACAAAGTGACGTTGCTCATGCAGCAGGATCTTACACTACAACTTTTGAAGCAAGCTCTGTCTCAGGGTTTGCTCACAAAATAATTATTAACGATAGGGGTGACACAAACTTTTTGGATCAGTCTACATATGCCTCAGTCTACGTCGACACAGGTATTTCATACGCATCACTTGCCGCCAAGAAAAACACTATTGTTGGAGTTGTGATGGAGACAGATTATAATATATCAGATTACGATACCACCAACACAAACGCTTTTCTTTGCACTGGGGTATACGTTGGTGACAGCACTACTTTTGCCAACAACAGTCACGGTGCGGCCTCTGGTTTGGTTATGACTGGAAGCACTGGACTTTTCTTCCGTCCTTTGTCTAATGTTATGCGCTTTGGAACGGACACTAACCTTGGAACTGGGATGAACACTTTCAGTGATTATGCATCTGGTGATACACATGCCTTAGCACAGATAAGATTGGATGGAACCTTGAGGCAAAAGACTGAGTCTGGATCTGAGAGTGCTGGATTGCAGGGTGCTAGCATTACATTTGCATGGTATGAAGATGACAACAAGGCAAAGTTTTTAGGTGATCGACATGATCTCAAAAGACAAATTACAAGAATAGGAACAGGTAACCTTGTACTAGGAGCGTTCTTTGGACAGCGACGCACAGGTGGCTCTGCTGGTATGGCCCAAACCATAAACTTCAACCTTATATATGTAGTGGAAAGCAGGGACTAAAGAAGATGACAGTATACATAGACGTACAACACATGGGTGACCCCGTAAAGAAGGGTCGTATGGGCGCAGCCTTTGGTGAGGACATTAACCAAACCGAGGCTTACTACACGTCTTTGTATGCGTTTTGGATGGGGATGTACCTTCGTCAAAGGGGTCATGAAGTCATCAACATAAGTGATGGTCAGTACAAAGACAGGCATGCCAGAGTAAACTACTACGACGAACGAAACCGAAACAGTGACACGCCATCGGTTTACATTGCCTGTCATCTTAATGCAGGTGGTGGATCTTATGCTGCACAGTTCTATGATTCGAGAAGCGCTACAGGAAAGATACTTGCAAATTTAATGAATGAGGGTTTGTTAAATTTACCACAAATACAAAGTGTAAAATCTATTCCTTGTCACAATGAGGACTGGACGAAAAACGCTTTTTACTGTATAAAACGGATAGGCTATCCTGTGGCAATTTGCTGCGAACCTTTATTCATTGACCACCCACCTCACAAGGAACTACTTACTGTGGATGGCATGAAAAAATTGGGTGAGGCTATGGCTCTTGGAATACACAACTTTTTGGAGCTACAATGAGCAGTGAAATGATCAACCTACTCACCGGTCCAGTGTCGGCGTTGGCTTTAGCCGTAACCATCCTTTGGGGGTTGTCAAAGTTTGCCAGCAAATACTTGCCCCAAATAATTGATAAGCATCTAAAGCAGATTGATGATCAGATGGAGTGCCAACGGCAGATTTGCAATCGCCTGGATCAGATGGGTACGACGATGGTGGAACAAAATGCATCAGCAACTGAAGCGATGCGTAAGGCAATCAGTGGGGTCCATGGTCGCCTGAATCCAATAGAGAGTGATGTTAAAGAAATCAAATCGATTGTAATCTTGAAACGTGAGGTGCCTGATGGCGGTAACTAATAATGAACAGATGGTTGACTTTCCAGACTTGTTGCTGGATACGGGTGCAGGTGCCACAGCCATTAGAAGTGTCTTCAGGAAGGCGGCGATTGATACCGCAGCCGGTTTGCAGGTTGTAAGTATTGACATAGGGAACAGCACCGCAGGTGGTGGATCTTCGACTGTTTATCTGCGCATCTTTGATAGCCTTGATCCCTTGGTCGGCACGACTGATCCAGAGGTGATCATCATGGCTCCTCATGGTGGTTCCACGAGCGTTGTGATAACCACGGGCATACCTATTACGAACAACGTTTCATACGCGGTTGTGAAAGAAGCAGGAACCGCAGGAACGACAGCACCTTCAACAACTGTAACCCTGACATTGGTAGGGAGTCGATAATGGCTTTTGTAACATATGACATACATGGACAGCGTAGCACCGATAGACATCAAAGCGACCAGTGTGATGAGAACGCCAACAGTTTACCTGTCGGTTCATCGGTAACTCTTGATGGGGTGCTAATAGACAATACTTTAAACACGGCCAAGTCTTACGTAAAGTTATACGCAAACAGTGGTCCGACTGTCGGAACAACTTTACCTGACATGGTATTGGTGGCTCCCGCTCAGAACACCATTGCATATACCTTTGCGTCCGGTGTCGCCTTCAGTAACTTCAGCTTTGCATGCGTCACAACTCCAGGCACATCGGGCAATGCTGGCCCAACCAACGCCGTTGTTGTTTCCTGTTTGACACACTAGGGGTAGACATGGCCAAGAAGAAGAACAAGCCAAAGAATGCAGAACTGTGGGCATCTGTTGTACGCCAAGCCAAAGACAAGTTTGACGTGTATCCAAGTGCCTACGCCAACGGCTGGGCTGTTCAGAAGTACAACAAGCTCATGAAGAAGCGTGGCGCGAAAGCCCCGTACTGGAAAGAAGAGTAATGGCAAAGAGCGATGGTCTTGGCAAGTGGTTCAAAGAGAACTGGGTTGACATCAAAACCGGGAAACCATGTGGACGCCGTAAAGGTGAGAAGCGTGGGTACCCGAAGTGTCTACCAGCGGACAAGGCGGCTCGACTTACCAAGAGTGAACGGTCAGGTGCGATCCGCAGAAAGAAGATGGCAGAGCGCATGAAAGGGGAGAGTGCTGGTGGAAAAGCAAGGAAACCAAAGTATGCAAAAACTTTTGCAAAGAAGAAATGATATGTGGTCGATAATACTCGCAAGCTTTCTTGGCGGCGGTTTGATAACCGGTGGCGTCATGTGGAAGATAAACAACAATACATCCAGTACTGAAGAGATACTGACGGCGATTGGTGACCTGGAAGGGGAGTTTGAGAAGGCACAAGCGGCTGTTGTCGTAAACCTTACGGAGCCCGACTTGCTTCGTGTGCCATGCAGTTCGGAGTACATCGAGAAGGAAGGCGACTTGTTGTGTCGTGAGATGTTCTGCCGCATGAACCGCCAAGGTGGTGGTCAGAACTCTGGTGGTGGAGCCGGCGCAACCGAAGGTGATTGTTCATCGATAAGTGCTGCGGCGGTGAACACCATCAAGATAGAAACCTGTATGCCTTACTGGAACGAAGGTGCGGGTTCGGATCAGAACAGTCAATTTTGGCGATGCATGTCGGCATTCGGTCAGAAGCCCTAGGAGGCGTTGTGGCAGAGTATAAAGGTAAAAAGGTATCACTGAACAACCCAAGGGCCATACGCAAGGGAGAGGCTGGTCACGGGCGTAAGAAGAGTGTTGTTTTCGTACGCGGAGACGACGGCAAGATTAAACGTGTTATGTTTGGCGATCCAAACATGGAGATAAAACGCGACAACCCAGAGCGCAGAAGAAACTTCAGAGCAAGGCACAACTGTGATACACCTGGTCCAAAGACCAAGCCACGGTTCTGGTCTTGCAAGTTCTGGGAGAAGAACAAAACGGTTTCATCGTTATTAGGAAAGAAGAAATGACAGATAAAATAAAAGACAAAGGCATGCTTCAAAGCAAAAAGTTTATTGCGTCAATGCTCTGGAACTTTGCATGGCTCATTTTGATTTGGGTTGGCATCCGAAACGACGTTGAAGCTTCGGTATTGGTTCCCATGATTTACGCCGCAGGGGCAACACAGATGTTGTACTTGGGTGGTCAATCGGCGGTGGATGCTTTTGTAAGGGCGACCTTCATGAAGTACAGTTCGACCACAATCCAACCAAAAGTAGACCAGTAGTCAACCACAAACGACCACTGGTTTGCAGTTACAAAGTAGATAATCACACAGCGTACAACCAGTTGCCAGCCATGAAGCGGCCAGCAATCTGCCTTCACGCGCGTGTAATTATATAAATATAAAACAAAGTAAAGATAAAAACCACAAAGGGGCCGACCGAAGCCGACCCCAACACGTGAGATACACAATGATTGTGTTCGTTTTTAAAGTGGATATTTTCTTAGACCAAGCTCAAAGAAACTTACTGTTGGTATCAGTTCTTTGTATGCTCGTACCCAAGCCTTTGTTTCAGTGCTTTCATCCCAGTCACAAATGCGCTCACCATTGGCCCTACATATCTTCCAGCCGCCATTTGTGGGAAGGCAGAGAACGTAATGGTCTTCCAAGTGCAGCCTGACTAGGTGTTTACAGACGAAGGTCTGTATACCAAGTTTGTAGTATTCGTTGGCACTTGAGCCACGGGTAAGGTCAACAAGCCGTTTGGTGGCAAGGAACCACTTGTGATCCAGGCGACAGTAAACGTTGCGAGCATTGATGTTGCTTCGTTTACGACCACGGCCACGGCCTTTGATGATTTCTCCGTACATGGTGACGTTGACATGGTGATCACAACTGGGTCTAGAACGTTTGCCTTCGTACAACAGGTACGCTTGTGGGTCCAACCAAACCTTGACTTCAACGTAGTCTCCTCTGATTTTGGTGGCTCCAATTGGAAGGTCCATGGCAATCATCCTGTCCCAGTTCGCACGGTCGGTTGTTGCACAACGATGTATTCTGCCAGCGTTCATGATGCCATCGAGCCCGAGGTAAGTGGCCACGATGTGCAACAGACGTTCTCTTGTTAGCTTTCTTTTGTGTGTTGCTTTCATCTTCCCCGCCTCCGAAGTCTCATTGATTCGTTCCGCTTCTCGTACAGATACTGGTCAACGCAAGTCAGAAAGACTTCATACTGTAGTGCTTCGATGATGATTTCATTGGCTAAGTTTTCAATCTCCTCATTGCTCAGGTCAGGATGTATTTGCAACCCGATGATTCTCTCAATGAACTCGTCTGGTAATGTTGGGTTATCTACATCATCCATAGCAAACCTCCAATGACGAGTGAGCAAAAGACGAAAGCCAGTCCATCGGTAAACAGTTTGAACGCCTCGCTGTGGCTTTGTTCGCACGACCAGAGTGGCTTCAACTCCATGCCGGATTTTGTGATTACTGTCTCGTCGTGTTCACTGCACGTTATCAGGTCATCGAGCGGAATGACAAACGTCAATCCGAGTCGAGTGGTAACTTGTATTCTATCCATGTGTATTTCTTCCATGACTTCTCCTATGGAATGTAAGTGTGGTATTTTGCTTTTAGATATTTTAGTTTTACGTACGGGTCAAATGATTCAGGAACGTAGATAACCCATCGACCAGGTCGGCTCCCGTCTCGCCAGTGACCCAAGGGTCTTACTTGAGGCTGGTTGCGTTCTGCAACCCAAGTCAGGCCGCAGTCAAAGCGAGACGTGTCCAGTCCAATTGGTTTGGTTGGATTGGGTGTTCTTGTCCACTGGTGTTGTCCCAGTTCATACAAGAACACCTCATCCTGTTTCAGGTAATGGCGAATAACTATCTGCCTACCCTGACAGCAGTACAGGAAGTTTCGTATTCTTCTCGTAAGGAAGGTACACTTTGGCCCGCCCTTGTGAAAGTTGTCCGATGGTCTGACGTGCATCCGGCATGCGTATTCATTCATGTTGGCTCCTAGAATGGTGGTTCGGTTGGTGGTTGGTATCCATGGTATTCCTCGAGCGTAATCACGCCTAGAATAACTTTTGCATACCTACTGAGCATGAGAGGGTCGCCCTCTTTCGTAAGTACGTCCACGGCCATCGTGCGGCATTTGTTATACAACTGATGAGCGGTCAAGTACACGTTGTTCTCCCAAGCACATTTGTATATGTGTTCCAGGCAAAGACCAAGGGTATCGTTCCACCATGCGTGTTGCTGGGCATACTCCGCACGAAGTTCTTCTGTCGATTTTGTTTCTGCATTTGTGGATGCGGTTTCTTCAATCATTGTAATCTCCGTGTGTTGTTAGGTTGTGTACCAGATAAAGTAAAAGAGTGCGATGATAAATATGATTAGCATTCTAGGTTATCTCCGTGTGTGTTTATAGTTTGACTGTTCCATTAAAGTTCTTGATGAAGAGTAAAGCCTCCAGTGGGCTGGGAAAAGCCTTTTCGTAGATTGGTTGTGGGGAACCAACATCACAGTTTCCAAAGTAACTGTCGTAGAAGACGATGCAGCATGGTTCATTCCAAGCGACGCCACTCTCATGCATGTCGTCACACAGTACCAGGTTAAGGTGTTCCCACTCCAGTACCATGTAGTCACAGCCTCCACCCGTGGGAATGGGTTCCATGCCACAGGCTTCTGCTGCTTCTCGTATTGATTGTTTTATATTGTAGTAGTTCATTGGTTATCTCCGTGTGTGTTTAAAGGTTACTATTTATGAAGTCGTAAAGACTTTTATACGTGATGTCAGCTAAGTTCCAAAAGCAACTGTCAGCTACCTGCCCGTCAGGATAAACAAACCAAGTTTCATTTTCAAACCTGAATGTTATCCATTGACTTTTAAGGGGATCCATGTATCTTTGTTTAAACTCAAGGGTCATTGGTTATCTCCGTGTGTGTTGTTAGTGTTTGTCCAATCATGTCTAGCTCGGATGTTATGTCCATGAGTTGTTCTAGCAGTTGGTTTATGCGTTCAGTTGCCGGACTGTCAGCCTTCAGCAGTGCTATGTTGTCATCGAAGTCCTCAACCAGTAGGAACAGGTTGTTCGATTGAGTTCGGATTTCTGCTGACGACACACAAATGATACGTCCTGCTGCTTGTTCTTGTGTCATTGTAATCTCCGTGTGTTTATAGTTGTTCCGCCAGCCACTCGGCGACGGCTTTTGTCTTTGTTGATGGGCAGTCTATCCGACGCCACATCATGTCAAGAATGATTTTCATGTCGTTTATCCACTCCTTTTTACCTTTGTCATGATAGTAGTCACTATGGGGTATCGTTATCACACCCTGACGTTGCAAGTGGTCCTGCAAAATCTCATTTGGGAACATAGAAGGGGAAGACTTACACAGGTCGAAGACGTCCCATGGGTTGAAATGTTCCTCTACTGTGTCACGACAACGGTCAAGCCACTCCTCATGTTTTACGATGAAGACAGGCCCCGAGCCCTCAAAATGAGAATCAGGCATGTTATCAAGTTCACTTTGTGTCATTTCATTTAGAGCCGCCATGATGGCAGCCTTTAGTATTCTATCTTTCATTGTTATCTCCGTGTTAGGGCAACATCGCCCAAGGTGGCCACCGGGTCGAAACCTAGTGGGCAGCTTTGATGATGTTATCTCCGTGTGTGTTGTTACGCTCTTAGAACGTTGTACCGTCGACAAATAGTGCGGTCGATGATTAAGTCTTGTAGTTTTCGCTTGTCGCAATATGCGATAGCTTCTTCAAGTATTAGTGTTGTAAATACAATCTTCATTGTTAGCTCCGTGTGTGTCTTATTTAGACTTTGCAGTGTTTTGAACAAGTTTATTCATCTTGAGAGGCTCAAGAAAACCTATGGTTACTCGGTCCAAAGTCGTCTTAGTTTTGTCCGTAACTAATACGGCAGGTTTTTGAGTGTGGTCAATCCAAGTCCAAAGAACTTCTACCTCGTCGGTTTCAGAGTTTAGAACACTTACCTCGGCACTGTAGCCGTGCAGGAGTTTTTTCCCCTCCAACACGTCCCACTCGAATCTGAAAAAACCACCTTTTCGAGGACGCCCTTCTGTTGAAATTACTTTTTCAAAGCGGGACTTCATCTCGCGTCCAAACTCAACGCCACGAGCCCTTAAAGCCTTTTTCGACTCACGCATTTTATTAGTCATTGTTATCTCCATGTTTGGGCAGGATTGCCCATTGTGGACACCGAACAGAAGCTCGGTGCGCACCATCGATTATCCTGCAAGTTTATCGAACTGTTCTCGCGTCCAGACAAATTTTGATTCCTCTTTCATGCTGCCCTTTGCAGTCAGAGTTACAAGCTTACCCTTGTCCAAGAAGCGCAGGTCATGACGGTCGCCATCGGCAACACCCACACCGAACCTGTCAGATAACAACTGGCCAAAGGCAGCAGCTTTCTTTTTGTTTCGGTGAGTCACCACGGCGGCAGTGCCACCACGTTGGACAAGGTATATACCCTTTTCCCATGACTCGGGTTTTTCACTGATGGAATACGTTAGATGGTAGTTCGTTCCAATACTGGCCACAGCCCGTTCAAAGTCTTTTGTGTAATCATAAAACTGCACACCTGATTCAGCATGTCGTTCTATTACGTCAGACCAGTCCAAGTCAGAGCTCCCATTCAATCGAACGGCAGCTTGCATGCCCTTGACCACAGCTTCCATGCCTAGCATTTTAATAGCCATGTCCAGCTTGGTGTGGAATAGTTCACTGTGTAGATAGTAAGACCATGTTCTTAGTACCTCGGTTTGACCTTGAAATACAAGGTTGCCCGAACTATGGCCAAGGCAGTCTTTTTTACAAGCTGGCGTGGCAAATGGGCACACTTGAAAACCGGACAGGTTAAAGGGAGCAAAGTACATGACCTTTGTCAACCATTGATAAAACTCACCCATTACTACTTTAGATGACGTTCCAATGATACTTTTTGTCCCAAGCAGCCAGGCCAAACTGGCTTCTTCCGGTGTTTCATGTTTCGTCATGTACTTGATGGGGTCACGTCGTCGTGTTGACAGGTGTCTACCTTTCTGGATTAAATTCCATACTTTCATGTATCTCATTGTTATATCTCGTGTGTTTGGTTTACTCTGGATTGAATAAGCCATGGTAACGGGTAACGAGTGTTACCCGTTCGCAAGGGTCATTCAGACTCTTTTTTGTTTCGCCACTCTTCATATAATCGGGCTGTGTTTTCAAAATCTTCCCGCGTCCAGTCAAAATAAAGGCCGCGTACGTTATGAGGGTTATTCCAGTCGCTTGCAACTCTTTCAAAATCCCACATCATATTCCGTGCAAAATTTTTCATGTTGTTTAAGTAGAACCATTTCATTTGGTTTAGTGCCCATTCTGGCGTGTACTTAATAGTCATTGTTATATCTCCGGCGTTAAGGCTATTGGTCAAAGGTTGGGGTTATCAAAATACGTCCGTGCCTTACTTCAACACGTACCCGTGGATACTTGCCCATGAAAGCGGTTATCTGCTTGCCTACCATGTCAATCACTGGGACCCCTTTCTTTTGAGATACAGTATGCTTTTTGAGCTTACGGTCAGTGGTTGTTTCAAGTACCATTCGTGTGTTCAGGTCACTCACAAAACGCCTTTTCATCATGGTTTTAGGTGTGAACCCGTACTGAGCTAGCACTCGCTTTTCAATCCATATTCGACGGTGGCCTTTGTTGGTTCCCGACTTCAGGATAAACTCGGTGGTGCTAGTCTTTGATAGTCTTCTGTGTTCTTGTGTCATTGTTATATCTCCATGATTGTCTCATTCAGGATTGAATAAGCCGTGGTAACGGGTGACGGGTCACCCGTTCGCAAGGGTCATGCAATGCCTAATATGCGTCTGTTTTCAGTTATCTGGTCAAGCATCCAGCTTTTATATGATTGTCTTGTTTCACGCATGGCTACCACTGGACATATCCAGCAGCTACCATACTGAGCTTTCATATCTTGAGCAGGTAACGAAACAAGCGTTATTACTCCTGTGTCCGTGTCTACTTTCGTTTGATATGTCTGCTGTGTTGATGGAAGCTCAAGGGTGGCTCCCGTGCTCAGGTCTATCATAAATACGCTCATTGGTTATCTCCGTGTGTTTACTTGCAGTATCAACACAAGCTTGTCTTGTGTTCATAGTGTAAGGAGGGATAGACGTTGAGCTTTGTTCGCAGCATGTCCACGGTATAATCCTGTTCGAAATATGAGGCGGAAAGGTCGGGAGTGCCTGAAGTCTAGCTCGGTGTCTATCCCTCTATACTAGAGAGATAAATATTACAATGAAAAGGGTAGCTCTTAAAAGTGTTAGCTAGTTGTTAGTGGCTTCCATATATCCGTCAATCATCCACGAGCTTATGTTATCAATTTTTATGCTCCGAGTACCCTTTAAGAATACCGTGATAACGTAGCTGCTTGACTGATATATTTGGCCGCCGACGTTCGGATGTCGACATAACAAGCTGCCCTTTTTATTACGGACTCGGGTATCTTCCCAAGCCCCTTCAATCCCTAGATTGAAGCCAAAACCGCCCCGCCGGAAAAGAGACGTGAGGAGTGTATCATTCTACCTATGCTCAGACTAGGTACTTGGCTTTCGTGGATTACGTCCCGCAAAATTCGCAGCTTTGAAGGAGGGAAAATTCCCCTGAAACGTACCAGTGCGACCACTAGCTCATTCTCTTGACCGTTACGCCTATTAAGCGCACGGAATGTCGCGGAGCAACCCCGTAGGGCCCTTTTGGGCTTACCTCGTATTCCGTGGTAAGTGGCAAAGTCTAACAATCCTGTTTCAGTATGCTTTCGTCTCGTTGACAATTCCACTATATCCCAGTATTCTTTACAATGTCAACCGATACCCACCAATTAATCGATAATCAACCCGTAAAGAATACCGTAAAAGCCCCATCATTACTGGATGTAATTACAATCAAAAATATTTCATCTTTTCGGATAATAAAAGCTCCGAACCCAGTGCAAGCGGTGAAAAAGGGCCGTCTGGAGTTGAGATAATGGATAATCATTTTGAACGGATTATCTCCAAGGCTATTTATATGGGGAAAAAAAGTTTTGGTTGATATGTAGCCAAATGGGCTCTGCTCGCTTGCTCTGTTGTCGTTGCTCCCATCCTACCTACTGACAACGAAACGAGGCTAGAGATGCCATTCTGAACACAAAATCCGAGTAACAATCCAAGGGATTGTTAAACCTGGCGCGCGCGCGACATTGTCCCATCCTCGTTCACAATCTGACCCTATTGTCCCACGGGGTGTGGTGCGCGGTGTGCCCCCCCCCATGGCGCCGGCTATATATGTATTGGACCCCTTCGAAGATTTTTTGGACATTCGGGAGTTTTGCTCTTTATAAAAAGATTACAACTTTTTTCCTTGACAAAGTTTCCCGAACCTGTTCTATTACCCAAGGGGTATGCAGTGGTTTTGTAATCGCTGTCAGCACTGGCAAACATGTTTGCCGTGTGCCTAAGCGATTACAAAACTAAGCAATTTACTCTTTTATCGTCATCATATTTTTCCCACACACACGGAGTTAGTTATGGAATTTGATTCCAGAGAAGACCGTTTAACCATCAGTATTTGGTTAAATGCAATGTTACGAGCAGATACTCAAACCAGGTACGACATGTTGAGTATTTACGACAGGATATATGCTGGAGAGTGTATATTCGAGATTAGGAAGGATTATTCAGACAGCGAAGGCAGTGGTATAATCACGTATTTTGGTCGTAAGGCGAATAGGATGAAACAGATGCCAAGTCCTGAGGCGTTTTTTGAGTACTTTATGGAAGAGGCACACAAGATGGTTGCTGCCAACAAGAAGAGGGCTCAGAAGATTGCCAAGGTTGGTTTCTTTCCTACCCAGATCAGGGACTAGATTTAGACTGTAGATACACTGGCTTGCAATTTTTGACGATAGGGTTGCAAGTTTTTAGTGTACTGCGGTATATTGGTTTCAAGTTGTCTGAAAATAGTAAAAGCACACAGACCTTCCCGAATCAGTCTGTGTGCAGAGGGGCCAGAGACAACTGGAGTGGTCCCTCTTGTAGATAATATACCGGTGTATCTGCTGGAGCATGCAAAGAGAGATGACATATGGCTAGAGTAGTGGAGTTTGGAATAGATGCGCGTAAGCGTTTGAATGGTGGCGTTTGTAAACTGGGTAACAGTGTTGGTGTTACGCTGGGTCCGAAGGGACGGAACGTGATGATAAATCGTCCTGTGGGCTCGCCGTTGGTGACGAAGGATGGTGTAACGGTTGCCAACGAGGTCTTTTTGAAGGACAAGATGGAGAACCTGGGAGCGCAGTTGGTAAAGACGGTTGCTTTGGAGACGAGTTTTTTGGCGGGTGATGGTACCACGACGGCGACTGTTTTGGCTCAGGGTATTATTGAGAAGGGTTTGAAGTATCTTGTTGCTGGTTCCAATCCGATGCGTATCAAGGCTGGAATGGAGATGGCGGTACGCAGGGTCGTTGAGGTTTTGAAGTCAAAGGCAGAGCCGATTGTGTTTGAATCAGGTAATGCTGACCGCAATACGCAGATAGCCAAGATTGCTACGATTAGTGCGAATGGTGATTCAGAGATGGGTGAACTGATTTCCAAGGTGGTTACCGGAGTTGGGGACGACGGGGTGATTACTGTTGAGAATGGTAATGGTTTTGAGACGACATTTGAGTTGATTGACGGAATGGAGTTGGAAAGAGGGTACAAATCGGCGGCGTTCATCAACCAACAGGCTTCTAATGAGTGCGTGTTGGAAGATGATGAGCATGTTTTTGTGTTTTGCTACTCGGGGAAGATTACTTCTATGAAGAAGCTGATAGAGGTTTTGGACCCGATTCACGACATGGGGAAACCAGTACTGGTTGTTGCGAGTGATATTAGTGGTGATGCGCTGAACATGCTTATTTTGAACAAGCAGAAGGCAGATTTTCAGGTATGTGCCGTTAAGGCTCCTGGATTTGGGGATAAGCAGTTGGATTTTTTGGGTGATTTGGCTGCATCTACGGGTGGGGTGCTTGTCGATGGCGACCTGATGTACCGGAAAGTGGGGTTGTGTGACTTTGGTAAGTGCCGAAAGGTGGTTGTTACCAAGGATACCACGACTGTTTTGGGGTCAATGGGGACCGAGTTCGAGGTTTTGGAGCGTATTGACGAGATTGAGGACGCTGCTGCGCAATCTGATACGGTTCATGAGATGAGATACCACCGTAAGAGGGCCGCATCGCTTGTTAACGGGCTTGCGGTCATTAAGGTGGGTGCATTTACGGAAGTTGAGTTGAACGAGAAGAAGGCACGTCTGGAGGATGCTTTGAATGCGGTGCATTCTGCTATTGAGTCTGGGGTTTTACCGGGTGGCGGGACCGCTCTGGTGAAATGCATACCGTATTTGGACGAGATACGGTTGGATGATCCGGAAGTCCAGATGGGTGTGAACCTCATTAAGGACTGTTTGTCTATGCCCGTGATGCGTATAGCACAGAACGCGGGGATTGATGGGCAGATTGTTCTGAGTAAAGTGAGAAGCCATGATGACTTCCTGTGGGGGTACAATGCTCAGAGGGGAGAATACGGGGACATGGTAGAGATGGGAGTGATTGATCCGGCCAAGGTGACGATTACTGCATTAAGTAAAGCTTCATCCGTTGCTGGGATTTTCCTGACAACTGAAGCGGTGGTCCGTAACAAGTAAAGAAGGGGCGGCAAGCCACCCCTTCAACTCATATCCTAACCCCACACACCGTGGTTAGTATTACACAGACTTTCTGTGCTTTAGTAGCTTAGTTGAGTTATTTCAAGTTGACAACTAGATTTGTTATTAGTAAGATAAGTTTACAGAATCTTCGGAGGTAGAATGGCCTACGGTAAAAGCGTGTCCAAAAAAATCAAGAAGTTGAAAAAAGAAGGAAAGCCTCAAAAGCAGTCCGTTGCCATCGCTCTCAGCATGGCGAACAAGAATCGTAAAAAGAAATCATCTAGCTACTACTAGGAGCAACCATGCCCAATCCTGATTTAATGAAAGACCTTGAAGCCGACCTTGAAAACGCACTCCAAGCCAAGGACGCT